GCTTAATCTTTTTTCTCAATTTATCAACTTCCTTTCAAAAAAATTAAGCGGAGCAATTTGAATTACTCCGCTTATGTAAATGGTTTTGCTTATACAGCGTGTCTGAACTTGGCGAAAAGTCCTGCACCTGAGCCGAGAAGAGACAGACCTACAAGAATTGCAATAGGTACGTTGCTTGTCATAGCATCCCAACAAGAACCAAAAACAGTAACGGCATTACTAAGCATTGTTGTAACAGCTTCCATTATTAGCAAAACTCCTTTCTTATTAAATTTTTATAACAGCGGTTTCACCGCTAATTATTTTGTGTTGCAGTGAAGTGTTCCGTCTGCATTAATTACGGTGATATCAACAAGCTGAGAACGTCCGTTGAATATCTGATAGTTCAGCATTACATCACAGCCAAGAAGCTTATTGAAATCCTCAGAATTTCCGTTAAGTCTGATTGCATTTTCGGTCGGTATTTTCAGAGTATCGACCATTTTTCCGTGACAGTCGGGGTTATCAACTTCCTGCAGAAGCTGAAATACTACCTTTTCGGGGCTGTTAATCTGCTTGCCCTCTATTACTCCGTTAAATGCTTTCTTTTTTGTCCAGCCTACAATCGTTGTTTTCATGATTTTTTTCCTTTCTGAGGTTTTTCGGCTTTTCCTCGTGCCTTTTCCTTTGTGTTTCTTTTTCGTGTCCCTTTTGCCCCTGCTGGCGCTAGGGCGGAACGGCAAGCGACTTCATTCGCTTTGCTCATGAATTCCATTGCCTATTTTTTTAACTTAAATTTCTTTTCGCTTCACTCAAATAATTCCATGGGACACTTACGATTATCAAGTGATTAGTACAATAATGTACTACCGACATATATAATATACCCCATTTTTGTACTATTGTCAATAGAACAATTATGTACTATGATATAATTTGTATGAATAAACAAATAAGTGAGGTGATTTTTATTAATTATTATCAAAGACTTAGAGATTTAAGAGAGGATATGGAACTAAATCAAAGCATGATAGCGAAAATTCTTGACACTTCTCAAAAGCAATATAGTAGGTGGGAAACAGGTGAATATCCTATCCCATTTGAAAAAGTTATACAGTTAGCAAAATTTTATAAAGTGAGTATTGATTATATAGCAGGACTTACGAATGATAAAAGAGGAATAGGCTATAAAGCCGACAGTAACAGCAAATACAACATAACACAGCAGAACAATAATAGTGCTATTGTAAAAATTAAGGAGTAATAAAGTTGAATAGTGTATATAGTATAATTAGTGTTTTAGATGATACAGTAAAATTAATTCTTGCCACACGTTTAATAATAAATCTGTTAATACTCGCACTTATAGTCTATTTAATCTGCAAATTTCTTGACCTTTGCAAAACTGTTAATGAGCTTTCAAAGAGGAACAAGGAGCAGGCGGAACTATTGAAACAGCAAAATGAAACGCTTGTGAAAATAGGACAGATAATGATAAAAATTAATAAGGATAAAGAGGAGTAATCATGCTAGAGGAATTATTTCAAAATGCAGAAACAACAACAGCTATATTCATTGGGTTGAATATAATTTGGCTAGTAATTGTTATTGCTTTAATTATTTGTGTTTTCAACATATCCATAAGACAATCACATCAGGACAGAGGACAAGACACCATAATCAAGCTACTGCAAAACATATCCGACCAACAAGAGGACATACTTGACGAGCTGAAATACCTCAATGACAGCAATGACATAGACCGACAGGAGCAAGAGGACTACACAGAGCCGAATGACTATCAAGACTTCTGAGTGTCGCCTATCGGCGAGAATACAAAGTGTTAACCACTACGGATTAAAGTTGAGAAGCGGTGCTTGCTTGTCACTCCGATATAACACAATCAGAACAAAGGGAACGCACAGCCTTGCGACAGTGTGCAGACCTGCACCCCAGAGGTGGGCGCGTGGCGATGTCACACAAAGTTTTTCACTGCGTTCAAAACTTTGGCGACCGCCACTCAGGCAGGGGGCAGGCAGGGCGCACAGCACAGCTTTATGCGCCCTGCACCCTCAACATTTCATGCTTCGGGCATAAAAAAACACCCTACGCACTTCGTGCGTGGGCTTGGGGTGGTAGAGGTCGCCTGTTCAAATCAGGTCACTCCGACCAATATGTAAAAAACGGCTTTCCGCTATTGTGGAGAGCCTCTTTTTAGTTGTCAAAATATCCTAATACAAAAAAGCTCCGACGGCAAATCGGAGCTTTTGGTTTTATATTACATCTTCGCAAGCTTTGCAAATTCTGCTTTCAGTGCAGGATAGATCTCTGTGTAAAGCTTGTA